TCACTCACTATAGGCGAATCGAGGTTCTTTATCATATCCATTTATTAATCTCTTTTCATTTATAACACTGTAAATATTACTATTTTGAATTTCAAAAGTTGTGATTTCTCCTATTGCAGCATTACCTATTTTTCCTTCTGAAAGGCATTCTATTTCTATTTCAGCAATTCCTGTCGGACTTAAATATTCTTTTCTTAAAGACTTATATTTTATCCCATCTCTGTTTAAAAATATTGTATTTTCTTCTATAATAGAGTTTGCTTTTCCAGTTACTTTTACAGTACCTTTTGCCTTAGTTCCTAATCTCCTTTTTACTCCAAACATTAAGGCATGTTTATCAACATATTCATCTTCTGTTGCAGTATCAATAAAAGTCTGTTTTTCCCAAAACTCTAATTCTTTATAAACTTCTTCTGCTGTAATTCCAAAAGTTGCAGCAATGTCAAAATTGAAAGTACCCTCCATCTTTGAAAGTTGGTTTTTAAGATTATCCAGGAAATTATTTCTTAATTCTATTCTATCTTTCACTTTACACCTCCATTTCTAGTTCTCCATAAATAGTTCTAACATTAAAGGTTATCTGTGGAACATACTCATTTTCATTAGAAATGTCAAAATTATAGCATTCTAAAATATATGGATTTACTAACAAAGTATCTCTTATTTGATTTATCATTAATGCATCTTTTACAGATTTTTGATAGATAGTACCAATATTAGTTTCTAATTCACTTCCATAATTGTCACTGTGTACATCAGTATATCTAAATCTTTCAGTTTTCAACGCTTTAAATATCCATACTTTTAAGGCTTCATTTTTTTCTAAAACTTTAATATCATTATTTTCATCTTTTATATACTCTCCTGTTTTAAAGTCAATAGCATATTCCTTAAAAGTCGGCATTTCTTCAACTTCTGTTTCAGCTTTTTTAAGAAAAATATTGAAATCTTTTTCCACATTACACCCCCTCTATTGCTCCACTAGGCATTTTAACTATTTTTGTAACGACTACGTAATATACCCCTAAAACTACAACTAGCACCTCATCACCTTTTTTTAAAGTATCTTCAAGCCAAATATCTTTATGAGATTTATATGTTCCACTACCCTTATATTTTCCACTTCCTTTTAATTTTGGTATACCGTGCCCCATTGTATCAGATGTTGTATTATCATAAGCATAATTAGCTACATCTATTTTTATTTCATCTATAACTCCATCTATTGTATAATCTCTATGATAATGAGGTAATAGGTAATTACTACAATATATCTGCTCACTAGGTATAACTTGCCCATCAAATTCAATTGTCAAGTTTGGTGGTGGAATAACTACACTAGCCTTTATGATAGATGTTCCTTTTGTAGCTTGGCCTATCATATCACCGATTAAAACTCCTAATTCACTCATTTCTTTTTATCCCACCCTTCTGGAAATAACTCATCTATTTTGTCTTTCTTCTTTGCTTTTTTACCTTTTTTCTTTTTGTTTTTCTTAGCTTTTTCTTTATTTTCAAATTGCACTTTATCCATAACATTTTCAAAAGCTAACTCAATGTTACAGAAATAAGTTTCTCCCTCAAAAATATGAGTATCAGATTTAACTAAGAAACTACCAACTAGCCCAGTGTGTGGCTCTTGTATTCCAATGTTATATCCAGCTTGAATTAAGGTATTTCCTAAACAATATATCCTTGCACTTTTCTCTACACTTTTTAGCATATCCTTAGCATTTGCTATATTATCTACATCTTTTTCATATTCCATAACTTGTTGGAATAATCCAAATTTCTTCTTATCTTCTACATTTTCTACTTTATTAAGTATTTGCTGCTTTTCTTTTTCTACTTTATAGATAACAATTTGATTTATCATATTTTCTATGCTTTCTTCATAAGAAGATGTGGAAATGTTATCAGCACTTGTTAAAAGAACATCTGTATAAGTGCCTTGTTCAACTATATCTATTGCTTGTTCATTGCTTACAATAGAATAAATCTTTTTGTTTTTTCTATGTTGAATAGTGTATGCATTCAATATAATTTCATATCCACTTCTATCGATAGCGGGATAAGTACAAGTAACTTCATCTTTTGGAAATTTACCTACTTTTAAATTAAGTTCTCCACAAATTTCCTTTAAAATTTCAGATGGTTTTTTCTGAAAAAAGTTTTTAACAAAGTTATTTTTATTCAGATAAATAGAATTGTCGTATGCATAAAAACTTTTTATTTCAGTTTCACCTTTCCTAGAATGCTGAAAAACTTTACCATAAAATAATTTTTCTTCTTCATAAGAAAATATAATTTCATCTCCAATATTGGTTATGATATCTCCTAGATATTCAACTTCCAATTTTCTTGCAGTTCCATGAATAGCTCCACTCCAAATAACCCTAGTAAATATATTTTTATATTCTTTTCCATTTACATAAATCTTTACTTTTTCCATATATTTACCTCTCTAATAGTCCTCTTGCTACATCTGTTAAAGTTTTGTTTTTCTCTATTTCTACAAGAGTTATTTCCACATCTATATCTCCTGTTCTTTCAGTGACAGAAAAATACAAAGTTTGGATATAACATTTAAAGAAAATATTAAACTCTGGAATAATTAAAGTTAATTTTTCCTTATCATTCTTTAACTTTTTTAAAGTTTCCATACAGTTACTAGGAGTAGTAGAAAGAATATAACTAAAAAAAGGAGATTTCATACTTGGAAAAAATGTAGAAAAACTAATCTTTTCTGCTTTTCTATTTCCAATTAATGTTTTCTCTCCTAAATCAATTATTCTTATAATTTGTAAATCCTGCTCACTCTCTATCCTTAAATCCAATGGTGGTACTACAAAGAAAAAAGGAGTATTAGTACTATCTTTAACCAGGATAAATGTTGGTCTCATAGCATCATCTCCTTATTTTGTTATTTGTACATAGTTTTTCAACTCTGCAATTATTTTTTGTTTAGACATTTCAGCAGTCTTTTCTATATCAGCTTCATTTCTTATTGTAACTCCCCCCATATTTACATTTACCTGAGGTGAAAAAGTTACATTTTGAGGTGGTACTTTAATATCAATATTGCTTTTTTTAGATTCTGGAACAGAAGGTTTAAGCATATAATTTGGAATTGTTGGAGCTTTAAGTCCTAACTTCTCACTAACTTTTTCTAAATCTGTCTTTTGGTTTATATTTATTGTCCCGAGAGGTTTATTTAATGAGTCAACAGTTTTATTTTTCTGCATTGTTTGTTCTTTTGCTAATTCTTCTGGACTTAATTTAGCAATTCTTCTTCTTTCTCTAAAATCTTCTTCCGTTTCTTTCATTAGCTGTTCTATTCCTTTTCCAGAATTTTTATTTGCTCTAAGTGTTTCTTCAAACATTCTTTGCTTTATATAATTCAGCTTCTCATCATTTTCTGTTTTACTGTTTCTTAAATCCATTGTTTCTATATCTTTTTCTGCTTGTGCATTAGCCTCATCCCAAGTGTAACCTTTATCTATATACTCTTTTCTTAAATCCCATTTATTACTGATTCTTCCTATTTTTTCTCCTGCCCAATTACCAACTGCTTTACCAGCCCTGTATGCTAAATATCCAGTAGCAATATATTTACCAGCACCAGGAAAAATCTGTTCTGACATAGCTGCTACTTTTAATGCTGCAAAACCTTTTATAGCCTCTGCTGTAAGAGCAAATATTCTATTAAAATAAGCCTCTACATTTTCTGTATTAAAAGTACCTTTTGAATTTAATTCTGCCATTTTATCTATAAATTTGTTAATAAAATCAGTTGCTGTTGGTGCTAAGCCCTCTCCAATAGATATTTTTAAGTCGTCTACTGCACTTCTGAACTGAGCCATTTTATTTTTTGTCGTACTTCCCATTTCTTCTGCCATTTTATCTGTTGCTCCATTAGCGTTTTTTATAGCATTTTCTGTTTTTTCCATATCTTCTTTAGTAGTTCCTAATAGAACTGAAAAAACTCTCATTCCTTCTGTTCCAGCAATAGTAGCTAAGAAATAGTTTCTTTGCTCTTCTGTCATTCTTGCTAGCACAGGCTTCATTTCATCTATAATTTTTCTTAATCCTTTAAATTTTCCTTTATTATCATATAATGATATTCCAATTTTTTTCATAGCTTTCTCCATATCAGGAGTAGCTTTTGCAAGTCTTGTATAAACGCCCCCTAGTAATCTTCCAGCTTGCCCTCCTTTTATGCTGTTATTTGCTAAAGTTCCTAAAATTATATTTACTTCTTCCATACTTTCAAAACTTCTTGAAGTGGATGCCACATATTTATAAGCTTCTCCTAGCCCTGCTATACTTGTATTTGTATTGTTAGCTGTTGCAGCCATAACATCCATAAAGTGGTCTGCATCTTGTAATTTTAATCCAAATGCTGTTAAGTTATCAGTAAGAATATCTGATGTGCTAGCCAAATCTTCACCAGAAGCGATAGAAAGTTTTAAAAGTTTTGGCGTCATCTCCAATACTTCATTCGTTTTCATACCAGCCATAGCTTGATACATTTGAGCTTGTGCCACTTCTTGTGCAGTAAATCTTGTACTTCTTCCAAGTTCTCTTGTTTGAGCCATTAACATATTTTCTTCTGCTGCTGTTGCTCCCATGATAGCTTTGTTTCTTCTTACTTGATCTTCTAAATCCGCAAAAGCAGATAGAGAACTTCCAGCAATAGCACCTATTCCAGCAAGTCCACCAATGGCAACTGCTCCAAATTTATTAAGCCCACTATTAACAGTTTCCCAGTTCATAGATTTTGCTTTTTGATAAAGTCCAGCAAGCCCTTTTTCTGCTTTATTAATTACAGCTGTAAATTTATCTTTAAGTTCCAACTTAGCACTTAATACATGCTCCAAATTCTCACCTCCAATAAAAAAGAGGAGCTTTTATACTCCTCTTAGTGTTTATTATTTCTTATTTTTTCCAAAAATATTTCCATATTTCATACCATAAAATGGTGTTAGCATAGTATCTCTTTTAAGGTCATTCAATTTATCTATTCTATTATACAAAGGTAATAATTGTTCTTCATAGATTTTCTCTATTTGACTTTCAAATTGATATGCTTTAACCATACATTCATACATCTCATTATAGTATTTATCATTGAATGGCTTATCAATAACTTTACATTCAATTCTATTGTCAGTTCTAAAATAATTTTCTATGAAATCTTTGTATTTTTCAACACTCCATATTTCTTACATAGAGATAAACTCGATTCGCCCTATATGATCGTTCTAT